CAAAAACCTTTTTCCCATAATGACACGCGATATGATGATATGCGAACACATTGATGGTGTTATGGTACAACTATTTTATGATCAGCGTATTCAAGAATGGGAAATAGCAACATCTGATGTAGTTGGCGGGTCTAATCGGTATCTTTGCAATGGTAACACTAAAACTATCAAACAAATATTCGTAGAGGCACTCGGTGGTGTGAATCACGACTTAAAATCATTACCATTTTTAGAATACTTTCCAATAAATTGTTCATTTTCCTTCATAATTAAGATTGACGAAAAGAGCACCGCCATACCAGAATGTTATTTGATATCAATATATTATGTGAATGATTTACTACCTAACACTATACAATATATTCACGACACTACATATAAAGCGTGGAGTTGCATAGAATGTATAAATGGTTTAATCAAATATCCTAAAAAATACGTTTTTGCTACATACAACGAGTTAGAAGAAGACGTCGAATTTTTGCATGATAAACATAAATATACAATTACACATTTAAAGAGTGGTGTTAAAACGAACCTTCAAACGGTTGAATATACCATTCAGGAAAGAATTAAAAAAAGTAAAAAAGAAGATGTATATCGTTTTATATGTTTGAACCGAATAGACAATACCAACAATATTGGTGCCATATTCCCCGTATTAAGGACATCAATAGCTCAAAATAAAGCAACATATGAATTATTTATCGGCTATATACACAAAATATACCGGGATTATTTTATTAAAAAATCGTTATGTGAGCTTCCTATGAAATACAAAAAATATATACTCAATATACACAAAATATGTTATATTCAAAAAATTAAAAAAAATAATAAAAAACCGATTGTTATGCGCAGCGATATCAAAACATACTTTAATGCAAAAATGCCGCACGAATTATATACGCTAATGTATATCCTATAAGTTTTTGTAAACTAGGATAAAAACAGTTATAGTTTAACTGTTTTTATCGGAAAATGATTCGTTTATTTCAGACACTCTTGGTCGCTAATACCAATAATGAATTTTTTTATATTAAATTTGCTTTTATAAAGTTGTTTATTTTGCAGGAAATAATACCCGAAACCGATTGTTGATAATATGACTGAAATCGAAAACAATATATTACGGACTAACATAAAGTATTGTAGTCGCATTTGTATATTTTTATTGTCTACTTTTTTATCAGTGCTAGAATCTTTTAATAGCGTCTCCAGATCTTGAATATATTCTTGCATTATATATAAAAATATAATGATGAATATGACAGCAATTGTAATGTAGATAGGAGATCGCATTATAAACACATACCATACATATAAAAACAATGATAATTGAATTTTATTAAATATGCTTTGGGTTTTTTCAGAAAATCCTACAAATATCAACACTATAAAAAATCCAAGGAAATGACGGATGATCATACTATCATTAATCAATCGTCGAAGGCTGCACGAAAACGTATCATTTACATAATTACCTGCAATAATAAAAATGAAAATAGCTAATTTTGCTACATTACTTGCACCTAAACTTAATATATCAGAAAATGCGTCTGAACCCATAAAATGTTGCTTAATATATATATACAACGTATTTTTTTACAACATTATTTGTTGTACACATATAATAATCGAATACATATAAACAATTCAAAAAAGTTTTTGGAAAATATGTCTAAAATATTATACGATACATTTTTTAAGTAATAAGGAGCTAATGCAGCTACCCCATATAAAGACCATATTGTGAAAAATAACAAAAACAACATACGACCAATATAGGTATACTTTGCAAAATATTCATATATCAAATAAAAATAAGCAATGAATGGCGCAAATCCAAACAATACAGCTTTATTATATGTGAGTGTGCCAACTTCACCCAAATAACCAAATAAAAGCATAAGTGCATTCAATAACAATATAATAGTTAATGTATATTTATTTTGTTTCATATAATCCCACAAGTTATTTGTTCTCTTTTTCGACTGAGGTATAAGTAACTCAGTTTTTACGTTAGTCATAATGTTGTTATTTTTATTTGTTTCATCTTTTTTATCTTTCAAGTAAAGTAAATATACCACAAATGTAATCAACATTGTGGGCGTAGAGAAAAACCAATCATAATATCTATATGCAGTAATATTAATACCAGTATTGATAGACCAAGCTAACCATATATAAAACGTTCCTTCGATAATTTGAACAATCAAACTCAACCAAATTAATTGTATTAAGATTTCATATTCATCATCAAAACTAGTATCATAACTATCTAACACTAATAAACCGACATTGAATCCACCTGTAATAGCCTGAATAATTAATGAAAAATATATAGTTGTTTTCAAAATATCCGACCATTTCTTCACTTTCATAAATAAATATATATATATTAATATTACATTTATTTACGTATTATTGTAAATATTCGATAGTTTGCTCAAATTCTGAATGTATTTAGCACAGTGCCTCTTATTGGTATCATCCATTTCAGCGATAGGCTTTCTAATATTATCAATCATTTTTACAATATCACCTCCTTTATTTACATTTACTAGTTCCTCACTGTAATCTTTATTAATAAAATAGTCAATATTCCCAACGTCAATATGCTCGCGATATGGAACATAGACCTGAGAAAACCACGCTTTAATTATAACAGTAGTATTCAACTTCTTAATTGTTTGGAACGCATTTTTCGCATAAATAACCTCCTCTTTTCCAGGAAAAATACCCAATATATCATCTAAAAAGTCAAAAAAGTGTTTATTAAATGCCTTCGACACGGCCCCCTTATCGTTCATTTTATAATATTTTAGTGGATAATATTTATATAGTTTCAACGAATTATATAGTTGAATTCACTCCTGGTTGTCCGAATGTATTCGCGGGTGAGCCAATATCATCCATCCTGTTTTGCTGAAGTGTATCTAATGTAACATCCCCAGACACTTTATCAGGTGTATAATTATCTGGAGGAGTCTCTATAAATATAGTGTCTTGATTCACTGACACATAATTGAACATTTTTCGAGTGTTGCCTTTGCCTTTTGCACTCAACTCTTCGGGTGTCATATTATAATCGGTATACTGTTCTGACATAATATTAGTGCCACCTGCAGATGTGCCTAAATGAAATCCCATTGGCTCGCCAGAAAAGGCAGTTTTGGCTGATCCGTGCTCCTTCATCTTCGGGTGCAAATGTGTTAATATATCGTCTCCATAAATTATACGATAGTTATCAGAAACTAGCATCATTGCGGGAACGCTATGCACATTAGGAGGCATAACAACTTTTCCACCAGTTTCTAAGTGAATATATATTTGATTATTTTCAGGATCTCGCTTGCGTGTATCAATATTCAGGAAACTCAACTTGTCTTTAAAGTTCATTTTAACTAAACTTTGCACAATCTTTTGTGAATGTTTGCAGTAATTACTATAATATAAGATATCCATTATTTATATTATAGTATTGATAATTCTAAATCATATTAAACGACTAATTATTATTATAGATACTAATTACTGGCTCAGACTGGCTACACACATAGTATGAAGAAGTCTATTTTGGAAATAGAAAATACCATAACCTAGTGCAATAGAGAGAGACTGCATATAGAAATCAATACCCTTCTTCTTGCTAATGCCAACAAACAGGGTTGAAAGTAGCAATACCACTAACATAACAAATCCTAATACAGAGAGAATAAAAAACCAATCACAATAATTTGATCCTAGGGGGCCGAATGCAGTTTGAATGAAATCGTTCATTTTATATAGTAGCTATAGAAATAATATTTTTTACTAAAGTAGTATATTATAGTTTTGAATCTCAACTTGTTAAATAGAATGTGTTAATCGGTATAAAAATTATATACCATATTTTATATAAACCTTCATGGAAAACTCAGATACATGGAAAATAATAAACAAGATGTTTGAAGGCAACCCTCAAAGTTTAGTAAGACACCATATAGAATCTTATAACGACTTTTACAAAACCGGTATTTTTCAAATATTTAAAGAAAAAAACCCCATTCGTATTCAAACCAGATATGATGATAAAATCGATGATTTCAGGTCGCAATGTATAATGCATTTTGGAGGTAAAGATGGAGATAAGATTTATTTTGGAAAACCTGTCATATATGATAATAATGATAGTCATTATATGTTTCCCAATGAAGCCCGTCTCCGAAACATGACTTACGGAATGACAATACATTATGATATTGATGTGGAGTTTATTGACATATTAGAAGAAGGAGAAGCCCCTAGTATAATTGGTGCAGAAGACCTCGACTTAGAAGAGTTGGAACCTATTGTGGAAGGCGGTGTAGGCAAAGCTCCTAAACGAAAAGGAAAATCAAAAAAAGTAGATTTAGAGCTTACCCCTGGTGAGCTCAGCGAACTAAAAGCAGCTACTATGAAAACAATGTCTGATAAAAATACACAAAAAAGAACAATTACCTTGGAAAAAATATTATTGGGTAAATTTCCAATAATGATGCAATCGAATTATTGCGTATTGGCTGGACTACCAAAAGAAGTTCGTCATTCAATGGGTGAATGTTCGAATGATATCGGTGGATATTTTGTAATTGACGGAAAAGAAAAAACGGTGGTTTCTCAAGAAAAGTTTGGTGATAATATGCTTTATATTCGTAAAGTTGGAGACGAAAAATATCTATATTCGGCTGAAATTAGATCTGTTTCTGAAAACGTGTCCAAGCCTATGCGAACTATGTCTGTGAAAATCAAAACCCCCACTAATAAATACACATTTAACAATATAGTCGTGAATATACCCAATGTTCGTAGCCCTGTACCACTGTTTATCGTATTTCGTGCGCTTGGTTTCGTCAGTGATAAAGAAATTATCACAATGTGCTTACTAGACATTGATAAATATGAAAATATGATGGATCTATTTATTCCGTCAGTACATGACGCTGGAGGTATTCTAACGCAACGTAATGCACTGAAATACATTGCTTTATTAACGAAGGGGAAAACAGTCCCACACGCACAAGAAATTTTATGTGATTATTTTCTACCGCACATCGGTGAAAACAACTTCAAGCAAAAAGCTTATTATTTAGGATATATTGTATTCCGGTTATTATCAGTTCATACTGGAAACGAAGAACCCACTGACAGAGATAATTGTAAATATAAACGCATAGAATTAGTGGGCAATCTAATGTATGACTTGTTTAGAGAATATTATACTATTCAACAAAGAACGATTCATCTAGAATTTGAAAAAAGGGCGCATTATAATCAATCCATCTATGCGAATAACTTGTATGGTTTAATCCAACAGAATTATAAAGAAATCTTCCGTGAAAGAATTGTTGAAACCGGATTTAAGAAAGCGTTCAAGGGCAATTGGGGCAGTCAGTCGCATACCAAAAGAATAGGGGTTGTCCAAGATTTAAACCGTCTATCGCATAATTCTGTTCTCAGTCATTTACGTAAAACAAACCTACCATTAGATCCTACTGCTAAAGTGGTTGGACCACGTGTTTTACATAGCACACATTGGGGTTTTTTTGATCCAATTGACACCCCTGATGGTGGTAATATTGGCTTACATAAACATTTATCAATCGGTGCATATATTACACAAGGATATTCAAATAAGTATATGATTGATTGGATGCGTGAAAAAGTAGATATGAAGTTAATTGAAGATTGCAAACCTATTATCCTATCTACTATGACAAAGGTAATTATAAACGGTCTATGGATTGGTGCAATTACTGAACCAATTGAAACTGTATCAAAGTTTAAGTTGTATCGTCGTAATGGGTTGATCCCGATTTATACCAGTATATCATTTGATATTAATTTGAATGCATTGTTTATATACACTGATGCAGGTAGAATTTGCAGACCCATTTTCTATAAAGACGAAGAAACCAATCAAATGTCATTTGCTCATAAAAATAATATGAAACGCATTGCCGATAATGATTTTACCTGGGATAACTTGATTACTGGATTTAATGAGAAGAAAATATCTACTTTCCGACCGAATGGAAACAAACTTTATGAATTAAGCGACTTATATGACAATATTGACTCTGAAACCAACCCTGCGAAACTAAAACGATTCTTAGAAGATAAAGCGGTTATCGACTATATTGACACAAATGAAACAGAATCTGCGATTATAGCTATAAATAAAGATGCATTAGATAAAAAAAAACACGATTACACACATATGGAAATCCACGAATCTCTTATATTTGGGACAATGACAAATCTTATCAACTATCCTGAGAACAATCCTGCTACTCGTAATTCATTTTCGTGTGGGCAAAGTAAACAAGCTTGTTCTATGTATCATACAAACCACCAGGTGAGAATGGATAAAACTGCGGTTGTATTAAATAGCGGCCAAAACCCCCTTGTCAAATCACGATATCTTGAACATATTAACAACGAAGGGAATCCTTATGGCGAAAATACAATAGTCGCGGTTATGTGTTATACCGGATATAATGTGGAAGACGCAATTTTGGTAAATGAGGGAGCATTGAAACGAGGATTATTCAGAACTACTTACTATAGCACATATGAAACCCACGAAGAAAAAAGCAAAATGGGTAATTCTACCACACAAAAAATATTACTCAATATTGAAAGCGACAGCTCAGTCGTTGGCACAAAAGAAGGGTATGACTATAGCAAACTAGACAAATATGGTATTGTGAAAGAAAATACAGAATTAAATGATAAAACAGTAATCATTGGTATGGCATCATATGATGAAACGAACCCAAATAACAAAACAGATATGTCCAAGGGAACTAAAAAGGGACAGATCGGTATAGTAGATAAAACATTTATTACCGAAGGCGAAGAAGGCACTCGTATTGCAAAAGTTCGGGTCCGCGAAGAACGTATCCCTAACCTAGGAGATAAAATGGCGTCCAGAGCTGGACAAAAAGGAACGGTGGGTCTTGTCATACCGGAAGTAGATATGCCATTTTCTAAAAATGGTATTCGTCCTGACCTTATTATTAATCCACACGCTATTCCTAGTCGTATGACGATTGGACAATTTGTAGAAACAATTACAGGCAAAGCTTGTGCTATGTATGGCTCATTTGGCGATTGCACTGCATATAATAATAACGGTTCAAAAGTAGGTGTTTTTGGAGAAATGCTTACAAAAGTTGGATATCATTCAAGTGGCAATGAATTATTGTATAACGGTATGACCGGCGAACAACTTGAAACCGAAATATTTATGGGACCTAACTATTATATGAGATTGAAACATATGGTAAAAGACAAAATTAATTATCGTGCGCGTGGTCCAAGAACTGCTCTTACTAAGCAACCCGTCAGCGGGCGTGCAAATGACGGCGGTCTAAGAATTGGCGAAATGGAACGTGATTCTATTATCTCTCACGGCGCAACCGAATTTCTAAGGGAATCTCTTATGGAACGAGGCGACAAATATCAAATGGCGATTTGCAATACTAGTGGTATGATGTCCATATACAATCCTTCCAAAAACGTATTCTTGAGTCCCATGGCCGATGGCCCAATTAAATATACTGGTTCATTAGACGATAAATCCATGCATATTGATACTATTAGTCAATTTGGTAGAAACTTCAGTATAGTTCAAGTTCCATATTCATTGAAATTATTGATGCAAGAACTATTGACGATTAATATATCTATGAGAATTATCACCGAAGATAATATTGAACAACTCGAAAATATGTCTTTCTCTAAGAATATTGATTTATTATTACATTCTAAAGATGTAAATGTGCCCAGCATTATTAAGACTATTAAAGATTCACTAATAGACCAATCCGATATGAGAACCCCCGTGTCAATTGAAAGTGCTGAAAAAACCCCTGATTATAATCCATTATCTCCTTATAATAATTACGAACAAACAGATGATAATCAAACGCCTGAATATAATCCATATACACCTGGAAGTCCAGACTATCCTCCTAATAGTCCAGGCTATAATCCTAATAGTCCAGGCTATCCTACTAATAGTCCAGGCTATCCTACTAATAGTCCAGGCTATCCTACTAATAGTCCAAACTATCCTCCTAACAGTCCAGACTATCCTACTAACAGTCCAGGCACCAGTCCCAATAGTCCCCCTCCTAAAAAAGGTATTTTGAGGGATACGCCCGATTCTGATGACGACTCATTCATTCCTCCTCCGCCATCGAAAAACACAAGTATTGAAAGCAACGATGAAGGATATAATGATAATGAAATAGTTCATTATAGAGGAGATTCTATGCCGGAACGTTTATGGAAGATAACAAAAATGGGCGATCAGTTTATCACTATTCAAACTGACGATTCAAGAGGCCTGGAATTATTTGATATGACAAAAGTAGTATCGTTAATAGATATATACAAACAAGGCGACTATCCTTATTCATCTCCTTACTCATCTGCTATACCGACGACAGAACCATACGATTCTGTCCCAACATTAAAACCTGACAGCACTACACCTGTCATTAATTTTCAACCTGTAATTAGTATTAATACTGGAACTTCCAAAAATACCAATGCGAATATAGATGAAGATGACACGAATGGAGAAATGGTAGCGCCCGGAATCAAAGTTAAAGATGACAACTTTGAAAAAGTATCCAAACCTACTAATTTATTCACTGGTGGAATAGTTGTGAAAAAAAGTTTATAAAAATTGATTTATAAAATTATATAACTATATATTTAAAAACAATAGTATATAGTTATATAGACTTAATTATGAGCAACAATAACCAAATTCTCTCTATCTATAAATCTAGGAAAAATGTGTTAGATATTATGCAATCGTCTGGATTTACCGTTGACGATTATAATTCATTTAGTATAAATGAAGTTGATGCAATGTTTTCAAACCAGCAGCTTGATATGCTAATTGAAAATCCGGTTTCTAAGCAAAAGGCTTATATTAAATTTTATTTGTCTGCAAAGCAAATTCGCCAGGGCAACCTAGACGATATTATTGAGGATTTATATTCCATCGATAATGTTCTAGACAAAAAGGATAACCTCGTCATTATTACTGAAGACGAACCGAATGATGCTATTATATCCAGAATTAAATATTTATTCGACAAAGAAGGTCTTTTCGTGGTAATTCATAATATTCATCGACTACAATTCAACATTCTAGAACATAATCTGGTCCCAAAATGTGAAGTATTGAGCGAAAATGCTGCTACCGAATTCAAACAAAAATTTAATATCAACTCTCTTTCACAAATACCAGAAATGTCTCGATTTGACCCACAAGCTCTTGCTCTCTGCATACGCCCTGGTCAAATTGCAAAATTTAATAGAAATAGTATCACTGCATTAGAAACCGAATATTACAGAGTTTGTGTTTAAAAACCTTCTCTATTTATATTATATAGTTTTTTCATTTTATATAATGTCATTATTACCCAATTTTTGTCAAGGATATGGAAGTAGTCATATGAATAACCACTCACAAAACCAACAAAATATACCTACTGGCTATACCGGTTATACTGGCCCGACAGATAGTGTGTTATATCAACGATATTTAGCACAAAGGCGCGCCGGGGAAAGTTATGAAGATTGGTTGAACCGGGTTAATGGTGGATTTTTACCTGGAACAAACCCAAATAACAGTTTAAATAATCCTATGCCACCTCCATCTGGTGGGAATGATTTCTATTCTAATACAGGAGCAGATGGTAGATACAACGATAACAAAGCTATGTATATGAAGGATTATATAACGACTCTAAATTTAGGAATAGGCATTTTATTGTGTCTCACTATTATT